ACTTCTGAACCTTCGGTCATAGAGGTTTCTAGAATTGTTGGGTCTTCTGCGATTTCATTTTGTAAGTCCATCATATAAACTGTGGTTCTCATTTTCTGATCAAGCAAAAATTCATTGACATAATCTTTCAAGTATTCGTAGAGATCTAGGGATCTCTCAGCCTTGACATTATAGTTTTTTACGTTGAAGTAACGTTGAATTACAATATTATTATTAAGTGTAATCAAAAACTCTAGTTTGGTTAAATCTTGTTCTTTCATAATTTGTTTGATTTATTAAAATATAAGGGTTTTTTGTGGTTTTCCAAATTTTTTTTTCAATTTGTTTGTTGTCTGTTGAATTTTCTTTTCTCTTTACGTGTAAGTTTCATAAATGGACGAAGGAATTCAACAAAACCTTCATCCGATTTAGGTAGATACTTAAAGAAACCATCTTGTGTCATCATTCTAATCACGTTTTTATAACTTCTTCCTTCTGGATCTATGTTTTCCCGAATATGTTCTTCCACCAACTCTTTAGCCTCCTCAGTTATCATTGGGTTCTGTAAATCCATAATCAATTTTCTTTTGATAAAAAATTGTTCACCACTCGTTTCTTTTTTACCGATTCCATTGATTAAATTTTCAAGTCCTATAACTTTTTTTGTTTCACAAATTTGTTTTGCTTTTGACAAAATATCGTCAATTGAGGTCGGGATTTCAAGTACCTCTGGAAAAAATTTTACAAGTTTTTTTTCTCCGAAGTTCATTATACCAAAAACATTATCCGATTTGTCTCCAAGTAAAATTTTCACTACCAATAGATTACAATGTGGAACTTCAATATGGTCTAATTTGACCTTGTCGTCTTCGTAGAAGTACTTTTTATGAATAGGTGAGTACACACATACCCGAGGACTCAAAAGCTGCAGGAGGTCTTTATCTGAAGAAAAAATGGTAATGGTTTCTTCGGTTGCCCTATGACAATAATAAGAAATCAAATCATCTCCCTCATTGTACGACACCCTTAATTGTCGAATAAAAAATTCTTCTAGATAATTTTGAACTTTGTTTCGTTGAATGTTGAATGATTCCTTTTGAAACTCATTGAGTCGCTCCTTGCGATTTAACTTGTAGTCTGGGTATAATTCTCTACGTCGTTGTGAGTTATGGTCACCATCCCAGACCACGAAGACTTTGTCGTAATCGTGTTCGTCCAGTTGTTTTCGAATTGCGTTGATGAAGTGGAAAAGTCCTCCGATGTGATTTCCATCGACAAAAAATTCTCTGACACCATAGAATCCGAGATTGAATAAATTATCGCCATCGATTAATAATGTTTTCACTCTTGTTCATGTTCTACTTCTGTTTCCTCCTTGAGTGTGAAATCACCTTCTAGACCAAGAATTTCTTTCCAATAATCAGCATATTCTTTTTTGTATTTCTCAACCGATGCCTTTTCCTCTGCCGCATCTTTTCCCGAAATAAATCCATGAGGTGTTACAATAATCTTCCCATCTTCATAACCCAATCCATTGATATGATTTTTCAAGACTGAAATTTTGGTTCTTGATGCAAACTTGACCGTTCGTTTATCTTTCGTGGCCGTAATTTTGGTAGTACCAGCACCTTTTTGATTCCCAAACAAAAATACGATCGAAGAATTTAACCAAATTGATTCACCACCTTTACTCTTAATTTTAGGTTGACCAAATGGATTGTCTGGAAGTTCTACCCAAGGTTGAGCGACAATAATCAAAGTATTTTGAAATTTTGATTCAGCTTTCCTTGACCCTGAAATTCTTTGATTGATACCCATACCAATCTTATCTGAAAGAACAGAGGCGTTATGTTGTTTTCCACCTTTACCATCAAAGGTCATTTTACAAGGTACAGATCCAACACTATCCCAAAGAAAAACCAAGTCATAATCGATCTCACCCTTTTCTTGTGCGTCGATTATTTCATTGATATAATCGGTAATTTGTTCAATATATTGAAAGTTGTTATTGAAAAGGAAAAATCCTTCCCAATCGATTTCACCTGTCGTTTCGTCCACAATTTCTTCACATTCAAATCCCATCATTTTTGCGTGACCGAAATCCCACTTTTGTTCAGTAATAATAAAAACTGGAAGTACGTTTCTCCTTTGAGCGTCGATTGCCGACTTAATCAAAGCTGTCGTTTTACCAGTGTCAGAGTGACCCAAAAACATATTAATATGTCCAATTGCTGGGCCTGGTAGTCCAACGGCGTCTAGAAACTCACGACCTAAATCGAAATATTCTTGTTGTTTGTATTTTGCTGAAGTTGAGAATTTTTTCTTAATATCAGAAAAATCTTTTTTCTTAATTGCCATAAAATTAAATTAAATGTGTTGGAATATGAATTTTGTTAACCCTACGTTCGTGTCTTCCACCTTCGAACTTGGTTTCTAAGAAATAATCTAAGATGTCTATTGCATCTTCTGCAGAGACGAACCTGGAAGGTATACATAAAACATTTGCGTTATTATGTAACCTTGCCAAGGTCGCTATCTCTGAGTTCCAACAAATTGCCGCCCGTACATTTTTCCATTTGTTGGATGTAATTGATGTGCCATTGCCAGATCCGCACAGTAGAATACCGATGTTATCGGGTTCATTTGAGATTTTTTTACTTACCTTGTGAGCATAGTCTGGGTAATCGACCGCTTCATAGGTGTCTGGTCCCAGATCCTCGACAACTAAACCATTCGATTCTATTCTATTCACAAGGAGTGATTTTAAATCAACACCTGCGTGGTCTGATGCAATGTATACCTTAGTCATAAGTTATCAATTAGAAAGGTAGATCTTCGTCTGGTTCAGCATTTGCTTGAGGATCTTGGTATGATTGTGCACCACCCATTGAAGTTTCGGCTTCGGTCGAGTTACCATATACATACTTATTTTGATTGGAATCCCACTTTGGTGTTTCACCTCTAGAAATAGCTTCAAGATACTCAATTGGTTTTTTGGAGTACACATCACTCCAAGTCAATTCATCTGCTAACCACTCTTTTTGAATTTGAGCATCACTGTGTAGAGGACTTGGATCGTCGTGCATAATGGTTTGAATCGCTGTGTATTCTTTACCAGTGTTAGATTTTTCTTTTCTCATTTCAATAATCAAATCACGACCTTTTTTTGGATCTGTAATATCACCCTTCTGTCTCCAGATTGGAATAATTTTATCGAGAATACCATCGTTTTTGTAATTGTGTTTGAACCTCCAGAACTTTACACCTTCTTCTTCAGCATCACGATCAATCACCTTCACGATATAAAACTTTCTAGAGTTATATTGTTTTGCTAGCTCTTTATCGGATTCTTTACCTGTTGCTCTCAACTCTTCATATAGTTCATTCAACGGAGATCTTTCGTTGTCATTTTTACCTGGGTCAAAAAGTTTAACCCATTTACCACCGACTTGTAGTTCGTGATAATATACTTCTTTGAATGGTGAAGATCCATCTGTTGTAGGAAGAATCCTAACTCGTTTTTGTCCTGTGGACGAATTTTGTGGGAGGATGCAGGCGAAGTATTTCTTCATTTTTTCCTCTTGAGATAAACCATCTCCTGATTGGTTTTTCTCGTACTGTGCCAATACGGCGTCTAATGAACTCATCATGTTGTTTGTAAAAATTAAGTTGGTTAAAATATAAAAGTGTTTTAAAGACCCTTTTAAGATAGTAAATTTTTACAAAAAATCAACACGAACATTTACTAATAATGTATTTTAATGAAATGATCAATATTATTTGACCACATTAACATTGCATTATCTTTTATTTTTTGTTCATCCCAATTCCACCATGAAATACTTAAAAGTTTTTGTATTTGTTCTTCGGAAAACCTATATTTTATAATTGATGCTGGATTTCCAGCAACAATTGCATAAGGGGGTACATCTTTTGCCACAAGAGACCCAGCACCGACAACGGCTCCATTAGATATTTTGACACCAGACATAATAGTTGATTTGGCCCCAACCCATACATCGTTTTCTATTATGATATCACCTTTACATGATGGATGTCCCATTTCCATATGCATATTATGAATTTCAGGTGTGACCCATCCTAATAATAAAGAAGATGTGGTAACCCAATCAGGTCTATGATTTGCATGTAAAAAAAAATTACAATCCCTACCTATTGAATTGAATTTACCTAATCTGACTTTATAGTCATCACTCCAAGTAATAATATTTACGTTTCTGTCATAATACGTCCAATTATCCGCATCCCAAAGATGAATATTTTCAATGTTCATAAAAAAAGGGTCATAAAAGACCCTTTAATTTTAATTATTTTTTTTTAAAAATCAATAATATGATCTGAAATTAGAGGGGGGTGGTGGTAGTGTAATGTCAAAACTTTTCTTCACGTCAGACGGTACAATATTCTCAACCTCATCAGAAGTTAAAATGTATTCATTTTTTCCAGACTTTTCAAGGTCTTCTTCTTTCTCATCAAAAAAATCTGTAAGTTTTTGATTGAATGGACCAGAGTCTAGACTTCTCAGCTCTAATTTTTCTTGAGCAGTTTTTGGTCTATATTTTTCAACTTTCATTTCCAATGAATTAATTTTGTCGATAAGTTGATCCATTTCACCAACTTTAGATTGGAGTGTGTCCAATTGTTTGAACATCTTATCAAAATATTCTTCTTGTTTACTTTCAATTCCTTTTTGTGCATTGACAAGATCCGTTATATCAAGTTCTTCTGAACCTGAGTC